GCTGTGTGGTTCGGTGGTACGGAAGAAGCTGGTGTACTTACACCTACTGGCTCTGACGGTAAGTTTAAGTTCAAGGGTCAGCTTTCCGCTTATCCTGTCGGTAGCGGTGTAAATGAGGTTGTCGATATGAAAGTTACTATCGCTCCGTCTACACCTATCGAAATGGACGAAACCGCTTAATCAATTCAAATAATGGAGGACAAAAACAATGAGTAAACAGTTGACTTTTAATTATGATGGCAAGGACTACACGCTTGAGTTCACTCGTAGAACCGTAGCGGAAATGGAGAGAAAAGGTTTTATCGCTTCTGATATTACCGATAAGCCTATGACTACTCTCCCGGCTCTTTTCGCTGGTGCGTTCCTTGCACATCACAGATATGTGAAACCCGATGTAATTGATACAATCTTTTCCAAACTTACCAAGAAAGAGGACTTAATCGGCAAGCTGGCTGAAATGTACAACGAACCGATTTTGACTCTCGTTGAAGAACCCGAAGAAGACAAGGGAAACTTGGACTGGACAGCAACTTGGTAAGTGATTTGCTGTCCTCCACTGAGGGGAGTGGTGGTAATTCTGCCACTACTCCCCTCAAAACTTACACAGAGAAATTTAATGAGCTATTTCCGTATTACCTGTCTCTCGGTATGACTGAGGAGCAGTATTGGGACAGGGACAGCACACTCGTAGTCCCTTATCGTAAAGCGGAAGAACTCAGAACTAATCGTAAAAACCAAGAGATGTGGTTACAGGGTGCGTACATTTATGACGCTCTGTGCCGAGTATCTCCTGTACTTCACGCTTTTGCGAAAAAAGGCTCTAAACCTATTCCTTATCCGACAGAACCTTACTCTATTACTGAGAAACAGGCTGAGTTGAAGAAAGAAGAACAGGCTAAGACCGTATTTGATAAGGGCAAGAAGTTAATGGAGGGCTTTATGATACGCAACAATAAAAAGTTTGAAAGGAAGTGAGAAATATGTCTGACGCAATTACAGTTGAACAGTTGGAGATTGATGTACAATCGAGTGCTTCTTCGGCTACAAGTGGTATAGACGCTCTTGCTTCTTCTTTGGAAAAGTTGAAAACAGCGGTTAAGGGTGGTGCCGGTCTTGGTACACTTTCCAAACAGCTCACTACCCTTAACTCTGCCCTCGGTAAAGTTACCGCCGCAAATACGGAGACGCTGAATAAACTCGCACAGGGTATCAAGACCTTATCGGCTTGTAGCGGTGTGAAACTCTCGTCTTCGCTTGCGACACAGATTACAAATATCGGTAACGCTGTTCAATCGCTGAGTGGTACAAATTTCTCTGCTCTCACTTCGCTTGCAAACGCTCTTACCCCTCTTGCGAGTATCGGCAAGGCAAATTTGAACAGTTTTATTTCACAGTTGCAGAGACTCCCTCAAGTAGTACAGTCTCTCAATACGGTAGATATTGCCGGATTTAGTACAAGGATAAGAGAGCTTGTTTCTGCTCTGTCTCCGCTGTCGAGTATGGGTAAAAACAACCTTACCTCGTTTGTTACGCAGTTGCAGAAATTACCTCAAGTAATGCAAGCTCTCCAATCCGTAAATATAGGTACGCTGGCTTCTCAAATTCAGCAGTTGGCAAATGCTTTCGCTCCTCTTGCTACGCAGTTACAGGCTATTTCCAATGGTCTGTCGGCTCTACCGAGTAGGCTTAGGAGTCTGATTACCAACACAAATAATTTGGCTTCTGCAAATAACACAGCTTCTAAGAGCTATGTAAACCTTGCGGCTAAGATTGGTGTTGCGTATGTAGCACTCAGACGAATTGCGACAGTAATTGCAAGCTGGATAACCGAGTCCAACTCGTACATTGAAAATTTGAACCTGTTTACCGTATCTATGGGAGAGTATGCGGCACAGGCACAGAAATACGCTGAAACGGTAGCTGACATTATGGGTATTGACCCCGGCGAGTGGATGCGTAATCAAGGTATCTTTATGACTCTTGCTACTGGCTTCGGTGTTGTGAGCGATAGAGCTTACACAATGAGTCAGAACTTAACTCAGCTCGGTTACGACCTCTCCTCTTTCTTTAATATCAGTTTCGAGGACTCGTTCCAAAAGTTACAGTCGGGTATTTCCGGCGAACTTGAACCTCTCCGTAGACTCGGTTTCGACCTCTCTGTTGCAAGATTACAGCAAGAAGCGTTGAACCTTGGTATTCAGAAAAGCGTAAACCTTATGACACAGGCTGAAAAAGCTGAGTTGAGATACTACGCAATTATGACACAGGTAACATCGGCTCAAGGCGATATGGCTCGTACTCTTAACGCTCCGGCTAACCAGCTTCGAGTTCTCAAGGCACAGGTTACTCAATGTGCGAGAGCGTTAGGTAACATCTTTATCCCGGTACTTAATGCGGTACTCCCTTATGCTATCGCTCTTGCGAAAGCTCTCCGTTTGGTGGCTGACGCAATCGCAAACCTTTTCGGTTTTGCTCTGCCGGAAGTCGACTATGGCGGCTTAACTACTGCCGCTGGTGGTGCTTCTGACATTGAAGACAGTCTCGGTAATGCGGCAAACGAAGCAAAAAAGGTAAAGCAGAATTTACTTGGTATTGACGAGCTTAACATTATCTCCCCGGATAGCTCCGATGGTGGTAGCGGTTCGGGTGGTGCTGGTGGAGCTGGCGGTCTCGGTTTCGAGTTACCTACTTATGATTTCCTCGGAGACGCTGTAAACAGCAAGGTACAGGAAATCTTAGAGAAAATGAAAGAATGGCTTGGACTCACAGAGGAAATCGACACTTGGGGCGAGTTCTTCCATACAAGGTTAGGAAGAATACTCACAACCGTAGGTGCTATCGCTCTCGGTCTTGCCGCTTGGAAAATCTCTAAGGGTGTACTGGACGGTCTCGCTTATATGGCTAACCTTAAAAAGTTAGGTCTTGATAAACCGTTAATGATTTCTGTCGGTGTGGCACTTGCTGTAACAGGTATCACGCTCGAATGGTCGGGTATCATTGACGCTATTATGAACGAGCTGAACAGCGATAATTTCATTCAGATTGTCGGTGGTGGCGGTCTGACTGTTGCTGGTGGTGCTTTAATCGGTCAAGCGTTGGGTAGTGCTATCTTAGGTGGCGGTATTGCTGCTATCGTTGCTGGTCTCCCGGCTTTCGGTGTTGGTATCTATGACGCAATCACAAAAGGTCTTGATTGGCTTAATGGTGCGTTGATTGGTGCTGGTGCTACTGCCGCCGGAGCTGGTATCGGTGCAATTATCGGTGCTTGCGGAGGTCCGATAGGTGCTGGTATCGGTGCTTTAATCGGTCTCGCTGTTGGTCTCATTACTGACGGTATTATCCTTATCGTTCAAAATTGGGAGACCATAACCGATTTCTTGAGCAATTTCTTTACTGTAACTGTTCCCGGATTGTGGGATAAGTTCACGAAATGGCTCTCGAATGTACCAAAAGAACTCGGCAAATTCTTTAAGTCTCTGCCGGGTAAGATTTCGGACTGGTTCGATGATTTGTGGCAACCTATACAGGACTACGACTGGAAAGGTCTCGGCTACGACATAGGACAATGGTTCGGTAATGCGTGGAAAGACGCAGTTGAATTTATAACCGTTTCTATCCCGAACTGGTTTAACAAAATGTGGAACGGAATTAAGAGTGCTTTCAAAACATTCTTTACCGTTACACTTCCAAAATTCTTTACTGAGACTATCCCATCGGTAGTCGAAAAGGTAGGTGCTTTCTTCAAAGAACTACCTCAGAAAATCTACAATGCGTTTGTTTCGGCTAAGAATTGGATTGTTGATATTGGTAAGGCAATCATAGACGGAATTTGGGAGGGCTTACAGTCCATTTGGAAAGCTATTACCGATTTCGTAGACGGTTTCGTACAGGGCTTCAAGGACGCTCTCGGTATCGCTTCTCCGTCCAAAGTGTTTATCGCTATTGGCGAGGACATTGTAGCTGGTCTGTTGTCGGGTATCAAGAGTTTTACTGATATGATGGCGACAGTCAAGGAATGGGCTGGTAGCGTTGTCGAGTGGTTTGTTAAGGGCGAAGACGGTAAGGGTATCGTTGAGCATTTCAAGGAAATCGGTGGAAATATTATCAGCGGTTTCAAGGATAAGGTAAGCACAGCATACACCAACACGAAGAACAGTATCACTACTTGGGCTTCTAAGGTCAAGGACTGGTTTACCAGCTCCTCTTTCGGCGGTATTAACTGGACTACTTTCTCTACCTTTGCAAACAACACGATTGAGGGATTTAAGAACAAGGTTAGTACGACCTACACCAATGTAAAATCCTCGATTACCACTTGGGCGAGTAAGGTTAAGGAATGGTTCACAAGTAGTTCCTTTGGCGGAGTAAATCTGACGAACTTTGCTACATACGCAAGTAACATCATTACAGGCTTTAAGGATAAAGTCAGCACGACCTATACAAATGTGAAGTCGAGTATCACTACTTGGGCTTCTAAGGTCAAGGACTGGTTTACCAATGGCTCGTTTGGTGGTGTAAATAGTTCTTCGTTCTCCACTTACGCAAGCAATATTATCACAGGTTTTAAGGACAAAATTAGCTCTGCATATACCAACACTAAGAGTTCTATTACTACATGGGCTTCTAATGTGAAATCTTGGTTTAGCGGTACTGCTTCGTCAAGTGCTTTCGCCGGATTTGCTTCTGATGTAATCAATGGTTTCAAAAATTACATCGGTAGTTATTATACCAATGCGAAATCCAATATGCAGACTTTCGCTTCTAATGTTAAGAGTTGGTTCACAGGTACAGTTTCTTACAGCTCGTTCTATTCCGTTGCTTCTGATGTAGTTAGCGGTTTTAAGAACGGTATCGGAAATCTGTACTCTACCTGTAAGAACACAATTAAGAGCTGGGGTGCTGATATTATCGAGTGGTTCAAAGATAAGCTCGGTATCAATTCTCCGTCTAAGGTGTTCTTTGAAATGGCTGGATATTCCGTTGAGGGCTTCAATAACGGATTTTCTCAGCTTGGTAACACTACTAAACGAATTGTAAACAGTTGGGCTGACTCGTTTACGAATATCACTCCGAATATGAAGCTGGCAGTCGATACATCGGCTCTCAAGTATTACAGCGGAGAGTCCTTTGCTAAGACGGTATCTGCTAATGTTACAAGCAATAGCAACATTTCCGCAATCGGCTTTAAGGACGCTATGGAGGAGTTCTATAAAGAATATGTAGAGCCTACTGTAAGACAGATGGCAGACGATGTTAAGAGACAGGCTGATAAAGAGGAGCAGACAATCGTACAGGTTGGCAACCGTACTATTACGGACGCTGTTACCACACAACAGAAAGCCAATGGATTTAAGTTCGTAACAACCTAAGTAAAGGAGGAGTGTAAATGTCTTACTTAGCGATAAATGGATATGAATTACCTCCTCCAAAGCGAGGGGTAAAACCTATCGTAACAACGGTAGTTGACGCTGGTAGAAATGCCAACGGTGCTGTTGTCGGTCAGCGTGTAGGTCGAGACCAGTACAAGATTGACGGTCTTGAATGGGCTTGGCTTACCGCCGACCAATGGAGCAAGATACTAAGCATACTCAATCAGTTTTTCGTGTATGTAACATTCATTGACCCGGTATCAAACTCCAAAAAGACAATCAAGATGTATTGCGGCGATAGAAGTGCCGAGCCTTATTGGGTAGACGCTGACGGAAATCCGACACACTACCGAAATTGCAAGTTTAATCTGATTGATGTTGGAGAGTAAAGGAGGGATTTTATGCAAAAGGTATCTAAAGCCTATAAAGAAAGCATGAAATCTTCTCTCCGAGAGAGAGCGTATATTATGCTCTCTTTCGGACTCATTAACCAAGAAGCACAGGCTAAGGCTCGTATCGGAGACGGAGATTTTGCGTACTTCTCGAATACCTCTACTCTATTCTCCGAGCGTACTGATATGACCTCATACGCAACACTTGAGGAAGATTTCACTAAGGTAGACGGTTCGATGTTGTTTTTACCTCGTAGAAATAACTCGGACGCATATCTCGATACCGGCTTGGTCGGTAACAAGCTGGTATCAGAAGCACAATACGAACTCACGATTAACCTTAATATGGCGGCTACGGATTTCAAAGGTATCACAATCAATTTTGGAGAGAACTACCCGATTGACTTTGATATGAAAAGTAGTAGCGGTCAGACAATCGAATTTCGAGGTAATACCGAGTCCGTATTCAGTACAGAGGAAGTGCTTGAAAACACAACCTATGTAAAGCTGATTTTTTACAGTATGAAAAAACCTCAGAGCAGATTAAGGATTTATTATATCCGATTTGGTTACGGTCTTGTTTACTACAATGACTCCGTTATCGGTTCTTCTCTTGAGAGCTATATATCCCCTGTTGGGGCAGATGTACCGCAGATTGACTTCTCGGTACAGCTTAAAAACTACGACCATTATTTTAATGTTGATAACCCGAAATCCGCTATTAACTTCCTCGAAACAGGACAGGAAATGGAGATTTATTACGGTTATCAGCTCCCGAACTCGGACGAAATCGAATGGGTCAAGGGTAATCACTTGCTCTGTTCCGAATGGGAGTCGGACGATTACACAGCAACAATTCGCTGTCAAGATATTTTCCGTACTATGAACTCCGAGTATTACAAAGGTCTGTATGTGAGTGCCGGAAAGAGCTATTTCGATATTGCGAAAGAAGTTCTACAAGACGCTGGTTACACAGAGTATTATATCGACCCTCACTTAAAGACATTGTACACAAAGAACCCTCTACCGAGGGTACAGCACAGAGAAGCCTTGCAGATTATCGCAAATGCTTGTCGATGTGTTCTTTCTCAGACGAGAAATGGTCTTATCCAAATTAAGTCCTCTTTCACTCCCGAAGCGTCTGTATCGTCCAATGGCGAAACAGAGTTCTCACAGGTTGGCAACATTCTGAACGAGGACACGAAAGCCGAGTATGCTACTCTCGCTACGAATTACACCGTTGCAAATGGAGGTATGTATTTCTTACCTCGTGATAATAGCGGCGGTCTAAACACAGGTTATGTATCAAGTGCGATTTCCGATGAAAACGGTAATTTTGCCACAAACCCTGTTGTTACTATTGTGCAAGAAGCGGCTTGTATGTACTACGGTGTAAAAATGATTTTCGGACACGCTCTCCCAGCGGCTATGACAATTCGTACTTACCGGGACGGAAACTTGGTTACTGAATACGAAGTTGATGAAGAAATTACTCAGCGTTTGATTATCCTACACGATTTTGACGATTTCGACACAATGAAAATTGAGTTTACCAAGACCGCAGAACCTTATAACCGTATTGTTCTCAATCATTTCGCTTTCGGGGATATTACGGACTTCACTATGACCCGAAATGATATGACCTCCTCTCCTAAAGCTATCAAACAGGAGCTTGTAAAAGAGGTTATCGTTCCTTGTTACAGCTATCAGAGTGGTACTGCTGAGGAAAGTCTTGTTAGCGAGGAAACTACGGTAACTGCCGGAACAACGGAGACCTACTACATCGGAGAAGCGTCTTACGGTTTCAGAGCTACGCTTAATGAGTCCTCCGACAATGTTTCTATCGTGGCTTGGGGAAATTACTACATAACGCTGAAATTCAATGTTACAGGTACTTTCCGCTTGGATATTTTCGGACACAGATACAAGATTGTCGAGCGATACGCTGTTAAAACGCTTCGTAGCAGAGGTTCTACTATCAAATGGGAAAATCCTCTGATAAGCGATATGGAAATGGCTCAAGACCTTGCTGAATGGCTTGGAGAATACTACTCCGCTGGTATCGAGTACGAGTACAACACGAGGGGCAACCCGGAAATTGACGCTAACGATGTTGTATATCAAGAAAACGAGTTCCACGAGGGAATGAAAGTAAACATTTATCGAGCGACCATTACTTTCAATCAGAGCTTTTCGGGTAAGGTTACAGCTCGAAGAATAGGAGGTTAAGAATGGCTTGGGAAACACCTAAAACAGATTGGTACGGAGAGACAGACGAGAACGGTGTGTACTCCGGGGACAGATTTAACGCTGTCGATTTTAACCGTATCAAAAACAACCTCGACTACCTTAGAGAGCTTGCTATTACTCTCTATACCGAATTTTCCATTGTTTCTCTCGGTTCGGACAGAACCCCGGCTGATTACTTCTATGCTGATGAAATTAACCAGCTTGAAGATAATCTGAAAACAATAAATGCAAAAACCCTCAAGAGGTCGTATGGTACACCACCAGTTTACATAGCAAACGGAAAGACGATGGATTTCACAGAGCTTAACAGGCTGGAAAATGCCATACTCGACCTTTACGACAGACTCACGAATGAGTCAGAGGGGAGGAGAATGTTTCAATGGAATTTCGGAATGAAAGGAGGATTGTAAATGGCTTGGGAATTACTACCTGTTAATTATACGGACGCTGTTTGGAGTGGCTACAAAAAGTACAATATGCTCAACAATGACGATGGTACGATTTCGCTCCAAGATGTAACCGT